ACAAAACATTTTAACGGGCGTACTAAGCGACCCTGCCGAAGCCGACACAACCGCATTAGGCGTTACATCCAGGGTAATCACAATGACGCACCTTACAGCGGCATCAGGATATGGTGTAGCCGAGGCTATCGTTAGTGGTAACCATACTGGTGTTAATATACTTAACGTATCCGTTGGTCACGATTTAAAAGTCGGTGATCAGGTATATATAGACGATGGTGTTACAGGTTCTATTGTAAAAAGAGAAGTTACGGCAATAGCGTCAAATACCGTTACGGTAGATGGTGCTGCGGTAAACATAACAAACCTAGACCCTATTAGCCAAACTAAGTTAGTGTTATGGAGAACAAAAGTAGACGGGACGCTTTTTTATCTGGAATCAGAATTTGTTAACGACACGACTAACGCTACTTACGCATACACATCAACCAACGCAGACTCGACGCTTCTTATAGATTATATATCACCAATAAAAGTAGCGGCTTTACCACCTACATGTCGATACATTGATGTATGGCGTGGACAGGTAGTTATGACCGGAAATAAAGATTCTGTTAATACAGTATACTACTCAGACTTTGATGGTGAGAACTTTCCCGTAGATCAGTCATTTGTTACAGAGTCTCGATTAGGTGGTGGTAATTCAGGTATTCAATCGTTAGATAATAGTTTATTTATATTCAAGCCGAGATCGGTCATTACGTGTACCGGAGATTTAGGTACCGACCAATTTCAAGTAGACGCGCTAGGTGACGATGGTGTAGGCTGTGTTGCCAACGCGACCATAAAAGAAATTGATGGTGTGTTATGGTTCCTCGGAAAACAGGGCGTATATACTGTTAATAGAGCAGGTCATACAAAAATGTCCGAGAAGATTGAGCCTAAGTTTGACGGATCTTATGTAGAAAAAAGAGCCGTGGGTCATTATTGGATTGAGAAAGATTTATACATAGTTCACCTACCTCAGTTTCTTGAAGACGGTAGCGCAGATAAATATATGGACACTACGACAACTATTATGTTGGTTTATGACTTATATAGATCGGCATGGTTTGAATGGAACACTATAAATATGGTCGGTGGTATTACGGAGTATAACGGTTCTTTATACACCACGGGACTCGCTAGAGATCCTGTCGCGTTAACGACAACTACGTACGTATATAAAATACTAGATAACGGTACCGAGGACGATTACGCTGATCACGATCTTGCTATAAACTTTTCATATAAAACGCATTGGGAAGCCATGGGTGAACCTTCTGTATATAAGAAGTTCTTACGTATGAAGATACATTCTTTAGACGGTACTATCGGTGATTTTGAAACAGATAAGTTCTCGTTAAACATATCCACAGAACATAACTATTCTCAGGTTACTGAATCAGAGTTTACGTTAGACTTCTCAGGTGGTTCTTTAGGTTGGGGTAATTCTGAGTGGGGTAACTTTGTTTGGGGTGAATCTAGACTTGAGCAAATGACGAGTAAACTAGCGAGTAAAAAAGCTAAGTCTATCCGTACAACATTCGCCAATACTGCCGTTAAAGAGAACATTCTTATTTCTGGCTATGAATTAGAAGTGGCTCTTTCGTACGACCCTCAGATAAAAGAATGAGGCACGTTTTAATCACATGCACAAATAATGGAGAAATAGAGGCTTATGAAATTTAACCTAGAGAGAATTGAAGATATAATTAACTTGACGAGACAGTTAGCAGTAGGTCTTAGAGACCTTTCTTTTAGTGACAACTTTAAAAGTTTTGAAGAGTCTGTAACAATTCCAAGTAGTTCCGAGGCTCGTATTCGTAACACCTTGAATTTTATACCAAGTAAGTATATTATAGTGTCTCAAGAAGGCGATGGTGTGATAACTAAAGGAACAACCACTTGGGATAGTGATCATTTATATTTATATAATAACGGCAGTGTAAGCATAACAATAACAGTAATATTTTTTAGATAAGGAAGAGACATGAGTATAATGGATATGGTAGGAATCAAGACGGGAAGCAATAAATGGTCTAAAGCAGCAGCAGGTAGAACAGCTAAAAAAGCAGCCGCAACCAAAGCAACAGCAGACGCTAAAACAGCGAAATTACAGGGTCAGGTTGATTCTGCTGATTCAAAGACTGTATCTGGACGTATAACAAAATCCATGGGCGTAGACGGAATGGGGAAAGCTATGAACCAAGATCTCGTAGCCGGTGCTCAATTCGGTGAAGCCGTTATAGGTGACGGATTAGGTCGTATTGGTGAAGACAAGACCATGCAAGGAATGGAGTCACAAGCTGCTGAACTAGCTAAAGGCTTTTCAAGTGCAGAACAGTTAGCCAGAAAGGAAAAGGGCTTAGAAGCCATTACAGGTGGTACCCAGGCACAATCGAGAGCGGCTCAGGCAGCGATGGCTCGGTCAGGCGTTAAAGGTCAGGCAGCAGGTGCCCAACTAGGTAATATTGCAGCATCAGGTGTTCAAGCCCGAGGAAATATGGAAAGAGATCTTATGATCGCTAATAGAGAGGCTCAAATGCAAGGTCTTCAATTACAGCAAGGTATTCACGGCGATGCCCTAACGAGCCAGAAGTTTGATATAGGACAAGCCGCTAAAGAGAAGGATATTGCCCTTCAAGCCGGACTTGGATTTGCTCAGATAGGTAGTCAAGAAAGAGGCGCAACTGCAGCGGCAGCGGCATCGGTTAAAGCCGCCCGAGCAGGTCGTCAAAGATCATGTTTTGGTGAAGGTACATTAATTAAATTAGCTGATGGTGAATTTAAGAAGATTGAAGATATTGAAATAACAGACCGTCTTGAAAAAGGTGGAATCGTTTACTCACTTAATAAAGGTATCACAGATGAGATATACCAATATAAGGGTTCTGTAATCACTGGTAATCACGCAGTTCTTGAGGACGGTAAATGGATAAGAGTTAAAGACTCTGTTAAAGCATTTTTATTTACTGGTATCTTTACGGTATATAACCTAAGTAACGAGAACCACCGGATTATAACCGAAAACGGCACTGAGTATGCGGATTATGACGAAACTGATTTATGTAGTTCAATCAATGATAACGAAAGCTTGGAGGCTCTTAATGAAGAACGTAGCAAACTACTGGAAACAGGAAGAGGGATATGATACTTATTTTGACGACGACGGCTTTTACGCTTATTCTTATAGTGATGGAGAAATGTTTATCGCACATTGCCTCATCGAGAAAGGTAAGAGTTACAGCTTCTTCAAAAAGATGCAAGACCACGCAAAAGAATTAGGTGCTACCTGCCTGACAGGGAACCTTGATTTAAACGAACACAATAAGGACGCGTTTAATAGAAAAGTAATGGTTCACCTAGGTAACGGATATAAAGTGATCGCTATAACCAACAATAGAATAACAGTATTAAAACAATTATATAAAGAGGACAGTCGATGATTATAAACAAAAATACAGCACGAAGCATTGCCTCTATTGCTGCTGAAAAAAAGAAAGAGAAAGAAGAAAAGAAAAAGGTTAAAGCAGCAAAGAAACAATCTGCTGATGAGCGTCGTATCCAGGTTGAAAGCGGTCTTATGAAACGCGGTCTTACACAAGAAGAAGCGATGGCATTATCAGCTAATGCTGCCGTAGAGACAGGTGGATCATACGACCCTAAAGAAAGACAGGACGTAGGTAAAGGTAAATCCTTTGTAAAAGGCGAAAGTTATTCCGACGAGGAATGGTTTAAAAGCACTAAAGCAGGTAGAGGTACCGGACTATTTCAATGGGACGATAGACGAAAGAGCCGTAAAAGAAAAGATGGGTCTATGCAAATAGGTCTTAAAGAGTTTGCTAAAAAAATGGGTAAACCTATAAACGACATGGATACCCAATTAGATTTCATGGTACACGAATTAAAAACATCTGAGAAGGGTGGTTGGAAAAAAGTTAAAAAAGCACAAGGGCTTGAAGCAAAGACAAAAGCATTTGCTAAATATGTAGAGCGACCCGGTAAACCGCACATGTATAAAAGAGTACTTAAAGCTAAGGCGTTAAAAGATCGAGACATTAAAGCCAAAGGTTCTTATTATGGTGGAATACCTAATGATGATGACATAGGACCACCGGCAGAGCTACCTATTACAAAGAAAGAAACAAGAGAACCTTCAAGTATAAAGGACGTACCAATGGTATCCAAAGAAGAAGAAGAAGACAAGAAAATTGAAGCGGCTGCAAGGGCTTCTTTAATTGCTAAGAACAAAGAGACTATTGTAGAATCTTTAGTCGATAACCAACAACTATCTACCAAAGATAAACAAAAGGTCGTTAAACATTTAGACAACGATAAAGCCTTACAAGAAAGCGCCGATCGACATGTTGGTTTAAAACCACAAAAGAAAAAACCTGGTCTAGCGGATCAATTCAAAGACGCCTTAACATACTTTGCACCTCAGTTAATTGGTGGTGCATTATCCTCCGCAATTAGTGGAACCGGTGATGCAGGATTTGCTCACGGTTATAAAGCCGCCGGAGAAGCACGAGACTCTTTCATTAACTATAAGAAAGACATGGCAGAACTATCCCTTAAAGGAACTGGTTCAAAAGCCGCCCCTCTACAGCAAGGTAAGCAACACACTAAAAAAGACGGAACCCCGGCAGTATTTGATCCTAATGACGGAAAGTACTACGATACGGATGGTAAGGTAATAGGCGCTCACGAGATCGTTAACTCTATTAATTTTAGACAAGAAAGAAATCTTAAAAGAGCCGATCAGCGAATGGAACTATCTACGGATAAATTTGCTAGAGATATTAAAAAAGAGAGTATGTTTACCGGTAAGCAACAAGAGGCTTTATTCGATATGGATAAAACACTAAGTTCTAATAACAGGGTTGAGGAGTACTTCCAGGATGCAAAAACAGGTCAGTTACTCGGTAGATTACAGAGCATGGAACAAATAATAGGTTCAGCAGAGCCTGAGTTTACCAGTTTAAAACTAGAGGTAGATAATCTTCTGGCGACGTACACTAAGTTTATTTCTGGTGCAACGGTAACCGAACAAGAGCGAGCGTTCTTTAGACAAATGCTACCTAGCTATAAAGATCATCCTAAGACATTTAAGGATAAAATGGACGCGTTTAATCGTATAACAGCAGATAACAGAGAAGACTTCCTAAACTCTATTAAATTATCACAACCGTTAAAAGCGTCTACGATAGATGCCATAAGAAAAGAAGCATCAGCATTTGCTACACCGGAACAATCATCTGCCGATAAGATTAATAGTATGGACGAAGAAAAAAGAAAACGATACGAAGCATTTAAAGCACGGAGAAAATAAATGACACCAGAAGAAAAAGAATTTGAAGAATTGGCAATGCTTGAGGAATTTGAAGCCCAGGATAAAAAGGACTTTGCCCCGAGTGTAGCTGAAATGGACGCGGCGCGTGCCAGTGTCGAACCGTCAACAGTGGAAGCAATGTCTGCCGGATTTATTGAAGGTGTACCGTTTGCTAAAGATGCGGTTGCATCAATTGATGGTATCAGTGACGCCATGGAAGAAGGTAAGGGATTTGACGAGGCTTACGGAAACTATAAAGAAAACCTTGATGAAATAAACAAAGACATGAACAATGCAGAAAATCAGTCACCCATAGCATTTGCCGGTGGAGAAATTACCGGACTTGCAGGATCAATGCTTGCCGGAGGCGCGGCTTTAAAAGCGGCAGGAGCCGGTGGAACGTTAACCGGATTAGGTATGGGTGTTGCAACAGGTGCCGGTGTAGGTGCCTTACACGGTCTCTCTAGATCTGAGGATCGCGGTGTTTCTGATCTGGCTACCGGAGCCGTTGTTGGCGCTGCCGGTGAGATTGGTGGACATTACGTAATGAAAGGTATTAAGAAAGGTGGGCGCTATCTTCTAGATAAAGCCGACGATCTTGGTGCA